CTGTGGGCTGAAGAGTATCTTGAAATCCCGCCCCGGGTATCCCCGCTTTCCGGGATGTATCGAACCGATCAATGGTGTTATGTTCGGGAGCCGCTGGAAGCGTTCGCCGATCCTGCGGTGAGAGAGATCACTCTTTGTTGGTCGGCGCAATCGACCAAGACCACGACGGCAGCGGTGATGCTGCTTTATTCGATCGACAATGACCCGGGGAATAGTCTTTTCGTCCGCCCGTCTTTGGGCGTTGCCCGCACATTTTCCGAGGGGAAATTGATTCCGCTGATTACCGGGAATAAGGCGCTATCGAAACACATCACAGGCGATAGATACGACCTGAAAAAGACCGAGCTTTCCCTGGACAACATGACCATTTTTATCCGTGGCGCGAACCCAAACCAGCTTGCAGCCGAGTCGTGTAAGAACGTTTTCCTTGATGAGACTGACAAATTCGAGGAATACAACGAAGAGAAACGGGAAGCCGATCTAGTATCATTGGCCTTTGAGCGCATGAAGTTTTTCCGAAATAGTAAGGGCGTGCTCACATCCACGCCAAGCCTCATTGGTGGCATTATCTGGCAGCATTACCTTGCCGGGGATCAGCGGTTTTTCATGGTCCCTTGCGTCGAATGCGGGGCATCTTTCCGGATGGAATGGAAGTTCATCAAGTGGCCTTCCGGCGCGACTCAAGACCAAATCAGGAAAGAGGTTGTCATCGAATGCCCGCACTGCTCGAAGGCGATCCGCGAGAACAAGAAAAATGAAATGCTTCTGGCCGGCAAGTGGGAGCCGCAGAACCCAAGCGCCAGAATGGAAAAGAGAAGTTATCACCTTTCGGAGCTTTACACTACGACAAAATGGGGCGATCTGGCGCTGAAATTTATCCAGGCCAACGAGCACGCAAAGGTGGGCTTTCTTGGCCCGTTGCATAACTTCATCAATTCAAGCCTCGCGGAACCTTGGGACCCAACCGAGCGACAGAAGCGTGATGATGCTACAATCCGGGCGTTATGCGATAACCGGAAGCGCTTTGAAATACCGCTTGATGGCGTTCTCGGAATCACGGCAGGGGTTGATACGCAGGATCTCGGGTTTTGGTATGTCGTCCGGGCATGGGGAAAAGACCTTGAATCGTGGCTTATCACCGAAGGGTATGCCGACGACCTTGATACCGTTCGCCGGTTGATTGCGGAAGGGGATTACCGAGACACGAAGGGCCAAAAATACGGAGTGAACCTCGCTCTGATCGACTCAGGCGGGCACAGGACCGATGAAGTATACGACTTTTGCCGAAGGAATCCGCGTTTCCGCCCATCAAAGGGCATGCAGCGAACCGCAAAGAATTGGACGATCAGCAAGATCGACAAATATGCGAACGGGAAAGACATGCCCCGGGGCTTGAAGCTGATCATTGTTTCGACCAACCATTACAAGGATACGGTGCTGACAAAGCTGCAATTAGAGCAAGGCGCACGCGGTTCTTTCCATTTGCACTCTGACCCGATCAACGATTATTTCGGGCATATGGCGGCGGAATACCGAGATGAGCGCGGCGTGTGGAAATGCCCATCAGGCAAGCGTAATGATCTTTGGGATTGTGAGGTATTGGCTTTGTGCGCCGCTGATATGCTTGGAATAAGGTATTGGTCGAAGTCTCGCGTGATGATCCGCGCCGATAAATCCGAGAGCGAAAATGAAAAAGATCCTGGGGAAGCTACGCAAAGCATATCTGCCAGGGCAACGGAAAGAAAGGAAACACCGGCAAATGCCACGCCAGCGCGTGGTAATCCATACATAAGGAGATTTTAAATGTCTATTAGATCACTTCTTAAACGCCTAAAATGCTCTGTTCGTAGCGATCCCGAGTGTGGCAGCTGTTCCTATTTTTTCGACGAAAGAGAGGAAGCTCGCGGATTCTGCCGAAGGTTTCCACCGGTCCATGTTTTTTCTGACGTTGAACCGAACGGAAAACTTAATTTTTTTTTCCAGTTTGCCGTTGTCGGCCGTCATGCGTGCTGTGGCGAACATCTGCCGAAATGAATTACGGCCAAAAGATTAGCTTCACACACACCATGGTTTTGAACGATTTCTTCAACGTCTTTGCATCCAAGGATGCTGCTGAATGGTTTCTTTGGCGGCAAAAAAGGCCAAAAGAAAGGATCTGGCGGTAAAGGAATGATGGGGCGATGGGCAAAAATCAGGGCGTTGTATGTTATTTGTATCGAGAAAAGGGTTGTTTATGAGCGTGGAGAAGGGGCTAAATGCCCCATGTTTTGGTGTCGAGACGTGCCAGAAGCGTCTGGGATAGTCGCACACACCACTGACGGCGAGGTAAAATACTGCAAATGCCCCGTCTGCGGGCATAATTTCAAGGCAATTTGCCCGCCTGATCCTAACCGCAAGAAGAGGAAACCCCCTAAAAAATAGCCGTTGTTGCTCAAAAAAGCGCACTCTTAAAACAGGATAGGGGAAAGAGTGCATGGCCTACGTTACGTCAACAACCGACCTGGAAACGTATCATACCGCGTTGATCGCGGCGAGAACGGCTATTCTTTCTGGGAAAAGTTATTCGATTGGCGGCCGCACTCTTACCCGCGTTGATGAGAAATGGTTGTCGTCTGAAATCGAAAAGACTGAGGCGCGACTGTCCCGCCGGGCTTCCGGTGGCAACAGCGTCAACCCGGTCTTTATCGTGTCTCGCGGCTGATGGGTATTTACAATTTTACGCGTGGCGCAATCGAGCGCGCCATTGCTATTTTATCCCCCCGAACGGCTCTTGAATACAGGCGCGCCCATCTGATCCTTGACAGCCTGCGGTCATACGACGCTGCGAAAACAGGCGGGCCGAATCAACGATGGAACCCGGGAAGTCTTTCGGGCGATTCGGAATTGCGTGTTGCCGGCCAAAGAATCCGAAACCGGGTAAAGGATCTTGAGCGCAACCACGCTGTTGTCGCCGGTGCCATTCGCCGGCTTGTTGCTAACGTTGTCGGCGAGGGGAATTTTCCACAATCAAAAATCAGAATGCCTGACGGCAAGGGCCTGGATAAAGTTAAGGCCGACATCATTGAACAGGCTTTTCTTGAGTGGGCCGAAAATTGCTGTGTTAACGGGGATTCCCTGGCCGAAGCTCAGGTGCTTGTGCAGCGGCATAAAACGCTTGACGGCGAGGCTTTTGTAATTCAGTCTCAGACGCGGAACCTGATGAAAATTCAGGTGATCGAGGCGGATCAACTCGCGGTAGAGATAGACGGGCCATTGCAAAACGGGAACTATGCCGTCAAGGGAATCGAGCTTAACAGGTTTGGCGCGCCGGTGAGCTACCATTTCTATGAGGTCCACCCGTCTGACGGTGGCCGTTTTTCCTCGAAGATAAATGTGATTCCGGCTTCCCGAGTCTTTCATGTTTTCCAGCGTGAGCGGGCTTCAACGTGTCGCGGCGTTTCAATTTTTGCTTCCGTCGTCCAGAATATTTTCAACATGGGTGAACTTTCCGATGCAACCATGCTGCTTTCACGGCTGGCAACGGCTTACGGCATCTTCATCAAGACCCCAAATCCTGACGAATTTATGAACGCCAGCGATACCGGCGCTGATACCTCAAGCCCTGATCCCAACAAGCGCTTCAAATATGTGGACCCCGCCGGAATCCATTACCTGAACCCCGAGGAAGAGCCGTTCGGATTCACCCCGCCACAGCCAGGACCGATCTACGAACCGTTTATGCGTATGAATATGCGAAGCGTGGCAAGCGGTATTGGGCAGTCTTACAGCGCCATCAGCGGCGATTACTCACAGGGAAATTTTTCAAGTGAGCGTCAAGCCATGCTGTTAGAACGTGCTCTTTTCCGCATGGAAGGCGCTTGTAATGACCGCAAGTTTAACGTCCCGTTGTTCCGGTCATGGCTTGATTGGGCAGTGCTTACCATGAAGATCGACCTTCCGGGGTATTATCTCGATACCTGGAATCATCAGCGTGTGAAGTTCTCGCGCCCGCGTCAGGAATATATCAACCCGTCTCAGGATGTGGCCGCGTTAAAGGAACAGCTCAATGAAAAAATGATCTCTCTGACTGAGATTATCGAGGATCGCGGGCAAGACCGTGACGACGTTTTCAATGCCATTGCCGACGATGAGGAGACGCTTCTTGAACTCGGCATTGGTGACGCTGTTCCTCTCGACGAAAACGAAGGGATTAAAAAATGGCTGAGATGATGTCGTCAGCTGAAAAGCTGAAATTCATTATGGACGCATACGCTGTCGGCGTTCGAGCTGGCGTTCTCACGCCTTGCCTCGAAGATGAAAACAAGTTCCGGGAATTGCTGGGCTTGCCTACTGCCCCGGAATCGGTTAAGGCCGATTGGGCTGCATCCGCTGGGGTTCGTAGGCCAATTACATTATCCAAACCTGCCGACACCACCGGACAAGAAAAACCAGCTCAAACAGTTGTAAACAACGAGGACAAGACCAATGAAGAAGTCTAACAAAGGCAGCTTTTCGGGGAAACGCAGCGCGGCCCAGACACACGCAAAAAATAACGAGATTGCTGGAAGTCGCGCCGTTCCCCTTTCTTTCACCACTTTTGACGAAAAGAATCGGACGATTGAGGCTGTCATGGCGACGGAAGCGCCGATTATGACCGTAGATTTTCGACTCGGGGAAATGGTTGACGAGGTGCTGTTAATGAGCGGCGCGCGGTTCCCGGAACAGGTGCCGCTTCTAGACGCTCACGACGATTCAACCATTATCAAACAGCTTGGATCAACCCGCAACATCAGGATTGATGCCGATAAAATGATCGGACTGAGAAATTTTGCGGCCACCCCCGAAGCCGATCGGGCTATTGCCCTGATCAAAGGTGGACATCTCAAAGACGGATCAATCCGGTATCGGTATCAAAACCCGGTATACGTGGATGTTGGCGCTTCTGCCACCGTTGGCGGGAAACAGTTCACCGCAACCGCCCGCCCGCTCAGGATTGCAACCGAGTGGCAACTGCTTGAAGACAGCGTTTGTCCTATTGGTGCTGACCCTGCCGCGAAAATGCGGAAAGACCAGGAACCGAAACAAGAACAAGAACCCATTCCGGCGCAACCCGCCGAGAAAAAAGGAGCTTTCAGAATGAATCCCAAACTCAAACTCATCCTGATCTCTCGCGGATTGGCGCAGGGATCGACCGACGAGGAAGCCGCCGCTTTCTTGTCGAAACTCACGTCGGAAGAGCAGACCGCCTGTCGCAGGGAAGCCGGGCTTATCCCCGAGACGGTGAAGGAACCGACCATCCCACAACCCAACACCGAAGTCATCCGAAAGGAAGCCGAGGAGAAGGCCCTGCAATACATGACTGAGGTTCGGTCCCTGTGCGAAAAGCACGGAATGGCGGATATCGCCGACGAACAGATTCGGAAACGGGCTTCCATCTCGGACGTCAAAGACATGATCCTTGCCCACCGGGAAAAAGAAATGCCCCCGATTGGTGTGCAGATCACCCGCGTTGCCGACGCCGCCGATAAATTTCGCGCGGCCATGTGTGACGGGATGCTGTTACGCGCTGGCGTTCGGGTCAAAGACCCCGCCCCCGGTGCCGTGGAAGTCGCGCGGCTGTCCTTTGAAGCCGTCGCGCGGGAATGCCTCGTCGTTGCCGGTATTGCGCACAGCCGCATGGGGAAAGAAGAAATCCTCAAGACAGCCATGGGTCGCGGGACTCGTGCCATCCCGAACCACAACACCACCGACTTTCCCTACATCCTGAGCACTTCCGCCAACAAGGCCATGTTGATCGGTTATCAGGCGCAGCCGATGACCTATCAACGGTGGTGCAAGATCACCAGCTTGAACGATCTCAAGACCAATGACAGGATCAGAATTTCCGACATTGCCCAACTCGACCAGGTGCTTGACTCCGGCGAACTGAAACGCCGCAGCATGAGCGAAACCAGGGAACAATACCGGGCATACACCTATGGGAATATCCTCGGGATCACCCGGGAAGTCATGATCAACGATGATATGGGCGTCTTCAATTCGATCTTCGCCGCGTTTGGTCTGGCCTACGCCCGCACCGTGAACTATTTCCCGTATGCGCTGATTGCGGCCAACGGGAACTTGACCGACGGTGGCGCGCTGTTCAATTCTACAGCCGTTACCACCACCGGAGGCCATGCCAACCTTGCTACTTCCAGCGCCGCCCCGAGTTCAACCACCATGTCCGCAGCGCGGGCCGCAATGAGAAAACAGGTTGACATCAAGGGCGGGAAACTCAACATTCAGCCGCGCATTCTGTTGGTTGGCCCCGAGCAGGAAGAGAACGCCCTGATTGTCATCACTTCCACTTCGCTTCCGGTTGATGGCATGTCTTCCGGCGTTACCAATGTCCACCGGAACAGCGCCGAGGTCGTCGTTGACGCCGAGATCACCGGCAAGCCCTGGTATCTGTTCGCTGATCCCATGTTGGCCCCGGTGG